GGGTTGACTATTAACAGCACGGGTGAAGATTTTGGGCAAGTCACTTTTATGCCTAATGAAGCTTGCACTTCTGTTAGTGCGGGTTATGACCGTAAGGTTGCTTTTACTATGCCCATAGACAAGTTTCAAAATTTGAGAGAGTATTTTGAGCGTCCTAGGTTGATATCTACTGGCACTATACCAATTACACGTTCTGTTTTAAGTTTTAATAATGTTACTCTTTCTAATTTAGCATCGTGGTTTCCCAATTATCTTTCCAGGTTGTTGGGTGTCCATGGTACTAGGTTTACTTTGCGTTTGACTTTGACTACTGCCAGCACCCCTTTTCAACAGGGTGTTCTTTGTATGGGTTTTCAGTATGGGCAGTTTGATACTAACAATAACACAAACATTACCTATTCTAGGTTCAATAATAGTGCTATGACTACCACTTTACCTCATGTTAGACACGATATTAGTGAGACCACTATGACGCAGTTGGATGTACCTTATCTCGCTGCCGAGGAGTTTCTGCCTCATTATTATGTTGATAGTTCGCGCTCTCTGGGCTCTTTTGGTGTGGTCGCCTTGATGCCTTACCGCACAATAGCTGGAGTTAATGCACCCACGTATCGTCTTTTTGCGTCTTTGCATGATTTAGAGTTGATAGGTTCTGCACCTTTTGCTTCTAACACTGTTACTGTTCAGTCCGGTTTGACAGCTTCTGATGATGAGGCTAAGGCTTTTAAGATTTCCACTGCTTTGTCGAAGGTTTCTGATGTAATACGGTACACGGCTAAAGGTGTTCCCATGATATCAGGTGCTGCTGGGACCACTTCTTGGTTCTTGGAATCTGCTGGTAAGGTTGCCCGTTCTTTTGGGTATTCCAAACCTAGTGTTGAAACTGAACCCAATAGGGTTTTCAGGAATGCCTATATTTGTGATGGTAATACTGACGTACCTGATAATAGTTTTGTTTTAGGACCAATGGCTCGTAACAAGTTGGCTGCTTCAGATTTGCCTGGCGGCACTACTGTTGATGAAATGTCTTTTGATTACATTTTGAAGCAACCTTCACAGATATTTGTTGGTGATATGTCCACGACTGATGCTATGGGCACGGTTCTTTATGCTGGAGCTGTAACGCCTTCAAGTTGGTGGTTTAGGACCAATAGTTCTAGACCAGGAGGTAATATTACCATTCCATCTTCTGCTACGGCCATTACTAATGCCATTTATCCTTCCACTTTGTGTTATATTGGTTCTATGTTTCGATATTGGCGTGGTGGTGTTAGGTTTACGTTTACTTTTTGTAAGACCAAGTTGCATGGTGGCCGTGTCATAGCCGCCTTTGTTCCTGGACTTGCTGACACCATCGCTAATGCTCCTTTGTCTTCGACTGTTCCCACTATTGAAATTACTGGAGGCGTACCACAACCTTCATCTTACTCGCAAGTATTTGATTTGCGAGACTCTTCTGTTTTTCATTTAGATGTTCCATACATATCTCCCACTTTGTACACGAATTTCTTATCAGCGACTGGCGCAGTATCACTTACTGTTATTGATCCTTTAGTTACAAGTGGTGAGATGTCAGGCACGGTTAATTACATGGTTGAAGTTGAGGCTTTGGATGATTTTTCTTTGTCTTGCCCCGCTCCTCCCATGTTTTCGCCCTTGTCCGATAGGACTAACACAGTTACTTTTCTTCAGTCAGGCTTGGGAGGTGTGGAACATAGCCCGCCTGAAGTGGATCTTTACACTTCTGGTGAGGTTGTTAAGAGTGTCAAGACTTTACTTATGATACCTTCTTATGTATCTTACGATGTTGCTAGCAACAGCATTAGTTTGACTGATTTGCCTCCATGGTGGGTTCGTTCTAAGTGGGTAGCTGCCACACCCATGCCGGATTCTAGCGCGACTTTTGCGTACACTAGATCTGGTAATTTAGCGGCTTGTTATGCGTTTTGTAATGGAAGTACTATCTGGCATCTTTATCATGATGGACCTGCTAATAAGATTACTTTTAATGTTAAAGCGGAGCCTACTGATTCAGGTACCACTGTTAGTGGGGGCCTTTCTGACCCTCGTAATCGCTCCCCTTCTGGAGTTCAGCGTGTGGTTAATGTTGAGAATTCCACACATGTTAGAGTGCCGAGTTATGCAAGAACTGCTAGGTTACCTGTTAATGATTACAATAGTTTTGCTTTGACATGGGCTCCTGGGACTACATACACTACCACAGGGTTGCGATATCAAGCCAATGTTGCACAGGCAGTTTTGACTAATATCTCCGGTGGTATTGTGCGTACTTATTTTGGACGTGCTGCAGCTGACGATGCTCGACTTTATGGTTGGATCGGCCCACCTCCTGTTGTTATGTTTCAGTCCACCAACACTACTTTGCCTGATAATATAGGTATTGCAAACTTTTAGACTTGGCTTTGCCAAACGGTTCGTATTACCGGTGAAAATGTACTGTGCCTTAGCTACAGCTCTGAGTTGGAAAAGAAGGCCATCCATGAGCTGGAGCTAGGGCTTACCTAGTCTTCGGACTACCAGTTGGATTATCCAGACTGGTTTATTTGCTACTAAAAATAGCAAGCACAGCCGCTTTGCGGTGAAAGTGTCTCTGTTGAGACGCCATGCGATCTTCGCGGCTGTGCGCCGCGTACTGTTTCATGGTGCGCTTGACACAAGTCTTTCACAAGTCTGTGTTTGTTGCTCT